AGGTGGCGGCTCCACGATTCGCACGGCCACGGCCAGGATCACCGACGACAACCTCAGCGGGCTGCCCGCAGCAGCCGCCTGGGCGATCGTGCCCACCTCCGCAGGCACGCTCCTGAAATGCTCCATCGCCGCTACGACTGGGGACAGGATCAAGGCCCTGGGCCGGTTCATGCGGAAGGGCGGCCACTTCCTCGACTGGGCGCTCCTCGACGACACCGGGGCGATCTCCGTGTATGCGACCACCGGCACCAGCAGCCCGGCAGCCGAAGGCGATCCCGCGCTCTACCCCAGTCTGTCGTTCAGCTACGAAACCGGGCCGCCCGGCTTCACCGTCGGCGCCGGGCATATCGACGGCACCGGCAAAGTGACTGTCGCGCTCGTTCACCAAGGGGCCAGCACCGGCAACGCCAACATCGTGTACGCGCACGCCGCATACCCCTGGAAGCTGACGCTCGAAAACATCGGCCCCGAACCGGCCTGACCGAAGGAGGCGGGACCGATCGCAGACAACCTTTCGAACACGGCCGAGAACCGGGTCACAGACTGGCTCTTCGGAACAGCCACCACAGCACCCACCCTGCCGCTGAAGATGGCCCTCACCACCGTCAACGGCACCGATGCCGCGGCTGGCACCGAAGTCACCGGCGGCTCCTACGCGCGGAAGAACATCACCGTCGCCGCCGCCGTCAACGGTGCCGTCTCCAACTCGGCAGACCTGATCTTCTCCGGCATGCCCGCAGCGACGGTCGTCGGCTGGGAAATCTGGGACAGCGCCGGCACACCCGTCCGCTGGTCCTACGGCCTCTTCGACGTCTCCAAAACCGTCGCCGCCGGGGACGACTTCAAGGTGGCGGCCGGAGGTTGGACCTTCACCGCAAGCTGATCCCGGCGCGGAAGGGAGGCTGCCATGCCCCTTCTGACCGCCCTGGTGGACAACTTCAACGACGGCGTGATCGGGCCCGACTGGGGCAACGCCTACGGCGGCGTCACCGAGAGCGGCGGCAAAGCCCACGTCCCCTGCACCACCTCCTACGCGGGCTACCAGACCTCCTACACGTGGACGCTCGCCGGCGCCTCCTTCTACGTGTCCGTGACGAACGTGCCCGCCGCATCCACCGCCACCGAGGCCTACACGTCGGTGTTCGTCAACGCCCCCGGCATCGGCGACAACACCAACGCCCTCTACGGCACCCGCATCGGCTTCGTCATCAACACCGTCACCGGCCAGTTGAAGATGTCCAGTGAGTCTGCCTACTTCGACGCCGGCGCCGTATCGATCGCCTACTCGGCGACCACCCACAAGTTCCTGCGGCTGCGCGAAACCGGCGGCAGCGTCTTCTGGGACACGAGCCCGGACGGCTCCACTTGGACGAACCGGCGCACCCTCGCCACCCCCGCCTGGGTCACCGCTTCAACGAACCAGTGCGCCGTCGACATGTCAGCCCACCGCGACGCGGGCACCGTCGACGAAGCCGCCTACGACCTGTTCAACACCCTCTCGAACGGCGCCACCGTCACCGCCACCGGATCCGGCACCCTCACAACGGCGACCACCGCCACCCCCCTCCGGGCGGCGACAGGCACCGCCGCAGCCACCCTCGACACCACGGTCGCAGCCACGCCCCGGGCCGTCTACTACGCCACCGGAAGCGGACGCCTCGACACCGACGCCACCGCGGCAGCCACCGGCACCACCGATCTCAGCGACGTCGACTTCGACATCGGCAAACCGACCCGCGGATGGGCGGTGAGCACGCCGTGGAAATAGCCGCCACCTCCACCGAATACGTGCGCGTCACCGCACAAGCCACCATCGGCGGCACCGTCATCACCGCGGCGGCGCCACCCAAGTTCGCATTCCTGCCCGCCTCCTCCACCGACAACCCCGTGTCGGGGGACTGGAAGACCGGCGAATGGAACGCACCCCACGCCCGCATCCTCATCGGCCCCACAGGCGGCACCCTCACACTCGCCCCCGGCGAATACTCGGTATGGCTCACCTGGGCCGCAGGCGCCGAAGTGCCCGTCTACCGGGCCGGAACACTCACCGTCTACTAGACCGGAGCCCGCGCCATGGCCGACGACCTCCTCGTCATCATCCCGACCCGCGGCCGACCCCACGCCATCCCCGAGATCATGCAAGCCTGGGACGACACCGGGGCCACCGCCGACGTGCTGTTCTGCGTCGACAAGGACGATCCCGAACTGGCCGGCTACAAGCAGCAGGCGAAGGCGCTCGCCGACGACGGCCGAGTCCGGTTCGTGTTCTGGGCGCGGAAGAGGCTCGTCGGCACGCTGAACCAGGCCGCGGTGAAGAACGCGCCGGACTACCGGTTCCTCGCCTTCATGGGCGACGACCACCGGCCCCGGCCCGCTGCCACGCCGTGGGACAAGCGCATCCGGATCTGCCTGTCCGGCGGGCCCGGCATCGTCTACGGCAACGACCTGCTGCAAGGAGAGGCCATGGCGACCGCCGTGGCGATGACCTCGGACATCGTGCAGACGCTCGGCTACATGGCGCCGCCAGCCATGGTCCACTTGTGCGTGGACCTGTGCTGGGTCGACTGGGGTCGCGGCATGGGGCGGATCACGTACCTCGACGACATGGTCATCGAGCACCTGCATCCCGCCGCGGGCAAGGCGAGCGTCGACGCGGTGTACGAGGACTGCAACAGCTCCGAGCGCGCCAGCGCCGACGCCGCCGCCTACTACGACTACCGCGACAACGGCGGCCTCCAAGCCGACCTGGACAAACTGCGCGCACTGATCGGAGGCACCGCGTGACTGCCGCCGACATCATCGAAGCCTGGGACCAGGCCGACCCCGCCGCGATCCACCCCACCCGCGGCATCGACGAGGACGCCTACTGGAACAGCGGCCGGAATCAGGCCGCCCTCATCGGCACCGTCCTGGCCGACGGCTGCAAGGTCGTCGACTTCGGGTGTGGGGACGGCCGCGTCGCCATCCCGCTCCGCGCCCTCGGCTACGACGTGACCGCCGTCGACGCCTCCCAGAACATGCTCGACCGGCTCCACGAGCGCGACCCTGACATGCCGACCCTGCTCAACCCGGGCGCCGATCTGTACGGGCAGCTCGGCAAGAAGGTCGACGCCGTCGTCGCCCTCGCCGTCCTGATTCACCACAACTACGCGGACTGTCTCGACCTTCTCGCCGAACTCCGGCAGGCGGTCAAGCTCGGCGGAATCCTCGTCCTCGACTGGCCCATCAGCGACCAGCCCGTCGAAGGGCAGGCGTGGCTCGACGTCACCACATGGAGCCAGGAAGCCCACGACGACGCCTGTGCACGCATCGGCCTCAAGCCCATCGATGCGGCGCTGCCGTGGGGCGTCTACAAGGCGGTGAAGGCTTCGTGAGCACGACCGCAGACAGCACCCGCTACCTCAAGACCGTCTGGCGCGGTGAGCACTGCTGGGAGTGGAAGGCCCTCTACGTCGGTCATGCACAGCCGCGCGGCTACCGCACGTACTGGCGGCACAAGTACTTCTGGCAGCTCCACCTCACCCCCGTTCACGTCCACCGCGACGGACAGAAGTGGGAGATCGGCGTCTGCCTCGGCAAGCGCACCTTCTACCTCAAGACCCACCGCTGAGTAAGCCGAGGACCCATATGCAGCCCACCGTCGGCGCCACCGTCCACTACGTCAGTTACGGCACTCCCGGCGGCGAGTACCGCAAGGAGTGCCGGGCCGCGATAGTCACAGAGGTCTCGCCAGAGAGCAAGGGCGAAGGGCAGGAGATCGTCGGCCTCGCCGTTCTCAACCCGACCGGCTTCTTCTTCAACCGGGGCTGCGTGCACCACGAGGCAGACCCCCATCTGGCCGACTCGAACCCCGCCTTGAACCACCCCGGCGGCACCTGGCACTGGCCCGAAGAGGCCTGACCTCGGCGAGGCGGTGACCATGCGTGTCTTCCTTTCGGGCCACAAGGGCTTCGTAGGCCGTCACCTGCACGCGGCGCTCGAAGCCCGGGGCGACGACGTCACCGGCATCGACCTCGTCGACGGCGACGACGCCCTCGACTTCTTCCGCACCGACGACACCCGCTACGACCTCGCGATCCACTGCGCTGCGATCGTCGGCGGCCGGGCCAGCATCGACGGCTCGCCCCTCGGCGTCGCCACCAACCTGGCGTTGGACGCCTGGTACATGCGGTGGCTCGTCCGCACCGGCACCCCGCGCGCCGTGTTCTTCAGTTCATCGGCCGCGTACCCGGTCGCGCTTCAGCAGCCTGGGGACGTGCGGCGCCTGTACGAAGAGGACATCAACCTCGCGTACATGGAAGAGCCCGACTCGACGTATGGCTGGGCGAAGCTGACGGGGGAGAAGCTCGCCACCTACGCCGAAGCCGAAGACTGCCGCATCCTCATCTGCCGCCCCTTCAGCGGGTACGGCGAAGACCAGGACGAGGCGTACCCGTTCCCCGCGTTCATCCAGCGGGCCAAACGACGCGACGACCCCTTCGAGATCTGGGGGAGCGGCGACTCCACCCGCGACTGGATCCACATCTCGGACCTGGTCGGCGCCACCCTCGCACTGCTCGACGCCGGCGTCACCGGCCCGGTCAACCTCGGCTGGGGCCGGGCGACTTCGTTCGACGACCTCGCCCGCATCGTAACCAAGGCAGCGGGCTACCGGCCGCAACTGAAGCACCGCAGCGACGCACCCCAAGGCGTCCACCACCGCGTCAGCGACCCCACGCGGATGCTCAACCACTACGTACCCGCGATCACGCTCGAAGAGGGCGTGCGGCGGGCACTCAACACCTGAACGTCATGGAGCCCGCGCCGATGGAACCCGTCAGTGAGAAGTTCAAGCAGGCTCCGACCGAGACCAGAGTCGAGCTCGCGGTCAACCCGGAACTGGAAGCCGACTTCAACAAGCACCAGCACCTGCTGCCTGGCCGCGAAGTCTCCCGGCGGAACGACGGCCAGCACGTCATCGTCACGTGGCTCGCCCCGGATGCCCCGACCGACGCCGCCACCATGAGCCCCTGGTTCACGCTCACCGGCGACCGCATCGAACTCGGCGGCATCGACTACTACGACGCCGACGGACACCGCCTCACGTAACCGACACCCGGAGCCCGCGCCATGGATCTCCACGCCTGGATCACCCAGCAAGTCGACCGCGTGCAGGCCCTCGCCGAAGCAGCAACGCCCGGGCCGTGGGAGCACGTAGTCGACCACCACCAGCGCGGCGTAGTCGACGCCAGCGTCTGGGCGGACAAGCTCGGCTACTACATCGTCGAGAAGATCAGCAGCGGCGAACGGCACGAAGCCGACGCCCACCACATCGGCGCCAACGACCCGGCCGCCACCCTGCGCCGCTGCGAGGCGGACCGCCGCATCCTCGCCCGGCACCGGCTCGACACGCCGGTTGGAGCGTTCCCGTCCTGCGCGGGCTGCGGCAATGACGACTGGGGTCTGCCGAACGTGGAGAACCTGAACGACTGTCCCGAACTCCTCGACCTCGCCCACGCCCACGGCATCACGCCCGAGACCCTCGCTTCACTCGACCGGCCGGAACCGCCCGAGTGCGCATCCACAACACGCGCAGCCTCGCCGACGTGCTCCGGATCGCCACCCCACCCATCACCACCAGCGACGTGCCCGAAGCGCTACGCGGACCCCGCTGGAAGCCGTAACCCCACACCACAGGAGCCCGCGCCATGGCCCGCTACTTGATCAGCTACCTCGACGGAGAATCAGAGACCGTCACCGCCGACCACGTGGCCATCGACTACGAAGCCAGGGCCTACGTGTTCCGCAATGGCACCGATCAACATGCCGAGCCGGAAGCCATCATCCCCACCGCCCTTATTCCGGCAGCCAACGTGCGCAGCATCCACCGCCGCGTCGATGAGGTGACCGACTGATGGCCCGCCTGCAGATCCTCGAACTCCCCGAAGGCAGCGGCGACGACCGGCCGCCCTTCGTCCTCGTCGTCGACCAGTGCATGCCGCAGCGCATCACCCTTGGCGCGGACGCCCCATACCGCGACTTCTGGCAGGACCTCGCCGACAAGATCGGGGCGCGCGGCGTCATCGTCACCCCGGAGACCGTCGAGATCCCCGCCAACGACACCAGCGCCTACCATGGCAACAGCGACGTGAAGCCGGCATTCGACCTGAAGCTCGGAGACCGGAACGTCCAGAGCATCGTCGAATCCGTGGTCCGCCAGACTCCGCAAGGCCCGCGCCCCGGCAAGGTGGTGTCCCATGCGGCGGAGCTGACGGACATCGCCCGCGACATGGACCGGCTCGCCAAGTGGCGCGACGAACTCACCGACGCACTCGGCATGGACCGGGGTAGCAGCTGGGACGACGTTCGCAGCGCCGCGTGCGGGATTCGCGAGCAGCGTGACGCGCAAGCCGCCGAGCTGGATCGGCTGTGTGCAGGTGAAGAACCCATCACCGACGAAGGTGTGACCCCCAACCCGGGCCAGTGGATCTGGCATTGGAATCGGGCCACGCCAGAGAAGCGCCTCAGTATGGCGGCACAGATCCAGGACGGCATGACCCGGTCGAACAACTGCTTCATGGCCGACCACGAAGCCCAGATCGAACGGCTGCGTGCGGAAACAGAACGACTCCGCGCCAACCCCAACGCCAGCACACCCGATGCCTGACGTCACGGTGAAGCTGTCCGACGGCACCCGAGAGATCACCGTCGAAATCCACGGCAGCGATGACGGCCCCCTCGCGCGGGCCGAAGCCACAGCCGTCCGGCTGCACGGCGTCGCCACCGCAGGCAGCCCGGCCGACCGGCGCATCGGCTTCGGCGGATGGGCACTCGGCAGCGACACCGAACGCAGCCCCGAGGAGTAGGAGACAGCCGTGAGCGGAGGCTGGAAGAACTCCGACCGCAAGAGCCGGCTGCCCAGCAAATGGGACACCGTGATTCGCCCCCGCATCCTGGCTCGCGATCCCATCTGCGTTCTTTGCGGGGTCAGGCCTAGCGTCGTCGCGGACCACATCAAGCCCAAGACCGACGACCACGCGCCCGCCGCTCTCCAAGGTGTCTGTGGACCTTGCCACGATCAGAAGTCCAGCCGTGAAGGCAACGAGGCGCAGCGCGCCAACCCGCGGCCCGGACGGCAACGACCAACCGAGCAGCACCCCGGGCTCCTGTGAGGCGGTGGCCATGCCGCGCTTCCTCATCGTCCACCCAGCCGGACAACGACGAGACGACATCCTCCTCGAAGACGATCCGCTCACCGTCGACTTCGACGGCGGATGGGCTATCTTCCGCGATGGCGACGGCATGTGCCTTGCCATCCCTTCCGCGCTCGGAGCCCGCATCGAGCGGGTAGACGAAGAGAAGGACCCCCAACACGAGAAGCCCGCGCCACAGAAGGAGTGATGACCTGTGGCCAGCAAGGGGCGCGGCAGCCGGAGTCGGCGCGGCAACGCCGAAACACTTCGGCAGTACTGGAGCGTTGGCGGCGCCGGCGGAGGCAAGATCCGCTGGGGGACACCAGGCGACTGGACCCGATGCAACCGCCAACTCTCCAAGTACATGGGAGCCAGGGCACGCGGATACTGCCAGCTCCTCCACCGCCGCAACACAGGCGTCTACACCGGCAGCCGAGCCAACGTCGGCCGGCGGCCCAGGTGACCAGCACGCTGCACGTCACGGCCCAGTCCGACCTGGTCGGCCACGACACCAGCACGGCCGAGCCCGACTGTGCATGCGGACCTGAGGTGCGGCCAGTCACCCAGGAGGACGGATCGATCGGCTGGCTACTGGTCCACCACTCCCTGGACGGCAGGGAGCGGGGCGAGGGGTAGGTGCACCGCCCGTCCGGCCGGCCCACCCAGGGAGCGTGCCGGGCAGGGCAGGCACTGGGTGAGGCAGGCGATGTACTCATGGTCATCGCGTCGACTCGTCGAGCTGAGTGATCAGCGAACAACGATCGAATATCAATCGAACAAGATCAAAAGCTGAGATCATTCGACCATCGCGAGTCGAGATCTACTGGCGGCGCCCCTTCATGATCGGCGGAGTCGCTGGCCGGCCCGACCATGCCCCACCCGGGGGGTGACCCCCCTCCGGGCGATCTTGGGGGATCGGGGCCGTATAGCACCTGACGTCGCCCCCGGGTTTTCAAGGCCGCTGACCTGCGGTGATGCACGAACGGTCTAGTCCACTCGCCCTGGCCTGGCTGGTCGCGAGATGGTAACGATGCAGGTCAGACGCCTATAGCTGTGACATTCGCTGGCTAGACTGGACGCATGACGTCGACCGCCGTGGCCCGCCGCACCGAGTGCGAGCAGTGCGCCGGCCCGCTGCCTCTGATGGCGCGGGCGGATGCGCGGTTCTGTGGTGCGACGTGCCGGAAGCGGTCGAGCCGGGCCCGGATCTCGGAACGCCAGCAGCGTGCGTCGGCAGAGCAGCAGGCCCGGATCCCGACCGAGTTGACGTCGCGGCCTCGCTGGGTTCGCCACAAGGACAAGGTGCCGATGCGGACGGATGGCCGCTTCGCCTCGGTCAACGACCCGTCGTCCTGGGCGGACTTCACTGCGGCGACTGCCTCGAAGGCGGGAGACGGGGTCGGCTTCGTGCTGACGGCCAGCGACGGCATCGTGGTTGTTGACCTGGACCACGCGGTCGAGGACGGCCAAGTCCTTCCGTGGGCGCAGGCGATCGTCGATCAGTTGCCGCCCACGTACATGGAGCGTGGCCGGTCCGGTACTGGCCTGCATCTGTGGTTCCGTGGCGCGGTTCCGGCTGGCCGGCGTATTCGTCGTGGGGAGTTGGCGGTCGAGGTGTACTCGGATCGCCGCTACATCATTGTGGGCGACCGGGTTCCGGGTACGCCTCTCAGTCTTGCCGAGCTGCCTGATGCAGCCGGTTTGATCGCCTCGCTCTGACGCCCCGGCGGCGTCCTGCGGGGCGTCGTTGTTTCCAGCCCTCTGTGCGCCCTGGTGGCGTGCTCTGACCCTGGAGGTCGTCATGGGCGCTCGTGGGCCTATCGGTAAGCGCTCCGAGGAGCGCATGGGCCATCGCTCGAAGGAAGAGAAGGACTCGATCACGAAGGCCCCGTCGGGGGCGCCGTTGGGCCTGCCGGACTTGCCGGACCCAGACGCGCTGTGGCATCCGATTGCGACGGACTGGTATCTGTCGCTGCGGGAGTCGGGGCAGGCGGCGTTCTACCAGCCGTCAGACTGGGCGGTTGCCCGTTACGCGGCGGATCTGATGTCGAAGGTTCTGCTGTCGGAGCGCGGCCCGAACGGCCAGCTGGTGGCGGCCCTCAACTCGGTGATGTCGTCGCTGCTCACGACGGAGGGCGACCGCCGGCGGGCCCGCATGGAGCTGGAGCGGAAGAAGCCCGAAGCTGGGGCTTCAGCGAACGTGACGGCATTGGATGACTACCGTTCCGCCTTCGGTGGCTGAGCGGGCGGTTGACGAAGTCCCGGACGAGATCACGCCCGTTGTGATTGGGCCGACCTGGACGCGCGGCGAGGACGGGCTGTTCATCAGGCCGGAGTTCACGCTGGGCTGGCATGTTCTCGTGTGGACGGGTACGTATCTGCAGCATCGCGGCCAGCGGTGGCGGTACACGAGCGAGCAAGTCCGCTTGATCCTGTGGTGGTTCGCGCTTGACCCGGTCACGGGCGAGTTCGTTTACCGGGACGCTGTGTTGCAGCGCCTCAAGGGATGGGGCAAGGACCCTTTCGGGGCAACTCTGTGTGCGGTCGAGTTCATCGGTCCGTCGCGGTGGTCTGGACGTATCGCCGGTCCGAACGATGAGAGCGGCGTCCCGGAGGGCCAGCCTGTTGGTGAGCCGCATCCGGAGCCGTGGGTGCAGGTGGCTGCGGTCTCGAAGGATCAGACCCGCAACACGATGATCATATTCGGGTCCCTGTTCACCCCGCAGGCCCGCGCCGAGTTCGGCGTCGACGTCGGCAAAGAGGTCGTCTATGCCCACAAAGGCCTGGCCCGCATCGAGGCAGTGACCTCGTCGCCGCGAGCCCTGGAAGGCGGACGGACCACCTTTACGCTCCTCAACGAGACGCACCACTGGATCGAGTCGAACCAGGGCCACGAGATGGCCGCCACGATCGAGCGGAACGCTACGAAGTCGGCGGATGGAGCGGCACGAACCTTCGCCATCACGAATGCGTTCGAGCCCGGCGAGGACTCAGTGGCGGAGCAGACCCGTGACGCCTACGAGGCGGCGGAGGCCGGCCGCGCTGAGGACACCGGGATCCTGTACGACTCGCTGGAGGCCCCGCCCGAGGCGAAGCTGACGAAACCGTGGCTGGAGAAGGTTCTGAAGGCGGTTCGAGGCGACTCGGACTGGCTGAACATCCCGCGCCTGGTGAAGTCGATCCTCGACCCGCGGAACCCTCCCAGCAGGTCGCGGCGCTTCTGGTACAACCAGATCGTCGCAGCTGAGGACGCGTGGCTGGCCCGCTACGAGTGGGATGCCTGCAAGCGCGAGGATCTGGCGCTGGCGGATGGCGACGAGATCGTCCTGTTCTTTGACGGCTCAAAGTCGGACGATGCGACGGGCCTGTGCGCCTGCCGCATGTCGGACGGTCTGGTGTCGGCGCTGGGTGTGTGGCAGAAGCCGCCTAACTGGCCGGCGCCGAACACGCCGGGCTTCGTGCCCTACCAGGTGCCGCGCGACGAGGTTCACGGCGTCGTGGAGAACGCGTTCGCCCGCTTCAAGGTGCTGGCGTTCTTCGCTGACCCGGGCTCGGGTCAGGACGATGAGGGCGAGATGTACTGGGACGCCTACATCGACCTGTGGGGGCAGACCTGGGGGCCGAAGCTGGCCTTGCGGTCGGTGCTGTCGGGTCCGAAGGCGCACGCGGTGCGCTGGGACATGCGCGACCCGCGAAACCAGGAGACGTTCACGGAGGCGGTGAAGCGCGCTCATGCGGACGTGCTGGAGCGGACGCTCATTCATGACGGGCACAAGGTGCTCCGCACGCATGTGATCAATGCCCGGCGTCGCACGAACCGGTGGGGCGTCACGATCGGCAAGGAGCACCGTGAGAGTGCACGGAAGATCGACCTTGCGGTGTGCATGGTCGGGGCGCGCATGCTGTGCCGGATGATCCTCAACTCGCCGAAGCGGCCGAAGAAGAAGACCGCGGGTAAAGGGCGAGTTGTCGTGCTGCGATAGCGGTAGGTACGGGTGGGTGGTGGTAAAATCTACCCATGGACATTCCTGCAAGGGTGGTCGGCAAGTTCACGGTGAACGCCCAGTCTGGGTGCTGGGAGTGGTCGCTGAGTCAGGACCGTCACGGGTACGGGCAGATTAAGGTCGACGGGAAGATGCTCAGGGCTCACCGGTGGGTGTACCGGGAGGTCACTGGCGTCGACCTGGCTGGTGTAACACTCGACCACCTGTGTCGAGTTCGCCACTGCGTGAATCCGAATCATCTGGAGCCGGTCACGCAGGAGGTCAACAACCAGCGCGGCCTGTACGCCCGCAAGGAATATTGCATTAATGGGCACGCCTACTTGCCCGGCAACTTGGTCATCGATAACCGAGGCCGCAGACGATGTCGTCAGTGCGAGCGAGACAAGTACCGCCGCTACAACGCTAAGCGAGCGAAGAACTAACAGAAGATCGAGGGGGGTGAATCCGTGACCCTCTCGATCCCTGAGCTGCCTCTGCTGACCCTGTCGGACGACGAGCTGGCGCTGGTCAATCTGCTGCGGGCGGACATGATGCGCGACCGGTACGCCCTCCTGCTGCGGGACGCCTACTTCAACGGCGAGCAGCTCATCCGGGACCTCGGCATCAGCATCCCGCCGCAGCTCAAGGGCCTTCACACGGTGATCGGCTGGCCGCGCGTCGGCGTCGAGAGCCTGGAGGAGCGCCTGGACCTGGAGGCGTTCCGCTGGGCGGATGGCTCCGATTCGTCGGAGCTGGCAGAGATCGCCGAGGCGAACGACCTGTTCGACGAGTCGTCTCTCGCCCACCTGGACGCGCTGGTGTACGGCCGCGAGTACTTGGCGGTCGGATCAGGTGACTGTGACGACGACTGCCCGCCGCTGATCTCGGCAGAGTCTCCGCTGGATATGACGCTGATGTGGGATGCCCGTCTGCGTATGGGCACTGCGGCGCTGCGGGAATGCCAGGCGGACTCGTACATCGAGTCGGGTCCTGAGGAGCGGATGCTGGTCCTGTACCTGCCGGACCAGACGGTGATGTGCCTGCCGACGGCGAGCGGCGGCTGGGAGGTCATCGACCGCGACATCCACGACCTTGGCGTGGTTCCGGTGGTGCGTCTGGCGAACCGGCAGCGCACCGCGGACCGGGTCGGAAAGAGCGAGATCACACCAGAAGTTATGTCGATCACGGATGCCGCGTGCCGGCGCCTGATGGGCATGGAGGTGGCGTCCGAGTTCTTCGGCGCCCCGCAGCGCTACATCCTCGGCGCGTCGGAGTCGGCATTCCAGGACGCCGAGGGCAACGCGAAGTCGGCGTGGGAGACGTACATCGGCCGGATGCTCGCCTTGGAGCGGGATGAGGACGGCAACGTCCCGGAGGTCGGCCAGTTCTCTGCGCATGACCCGTCCGGCCAGACGAAGATCATCGACCTGTATGCGCGGATCATGGCATCGCAGATGTCGGTGGCCCCGCACGTTCTCGGCTACAGCAGCGACAACCCCGCCTCGGCCGACGCCATCCGCTTCGCCGACAACCGGCAGGTCAAGAAGGCCGAGCGTCGCATCCGCCGCTTCGGTGCCGGATGGCAGCAGGCTATGCGGCTCGCCCTGTGGGTGCGGGACGGGGAACCGCCCGACAAGACGCGGCGGATCGAGACGGTGTGGCGGAATCCCGCGACGCCCACGGTGGCGGCCCAGGTGGACGCGACCGTGAAGCTCGTCCAGGCCGACATCCTGCCGGCTGACTCCGACGTCACGCTGGAGATGGCCGGGTTCACGGAGGCGCAGCGGCAGCGGATCGCAGCAGACCGCCGCCGACGCGCCGGCCGGGCCAGCAGTAATGCTCTGCTGGACCGTCTCGCCGAACTCAGTGCGAGCGGTACGCCCGTGGGTGCGGAGCCTTCGGAGGCCGACCTTGGCGTCGACAGTCTCGGATAGTTCCGCTTCGGTGGCCCGGTGGCGGCGAGCCCAAGCCGGTATCACCGTTCTCCTGTTGCGGGATCTTCGCGGCCTCCGCCGGCTCATCGATCCGTCGCGGCTGCAGGCCACGGTGCCGACGTGGATCGAGGCGGTGACGGCGGTCGTGGCCCGCTACGCGGAGGTCGCAGCCACGCTGGCTGCCGACTTCTACGACGGGGAGCGCGAAGCGGCCGGTGCGGCTGGCACGTTCACGGTGCCCCTCGCGGACGCTCCATCTGGTGAGCAGACGTCGAACTCGCTGCGCTGGGCCACGAAGGATCTGTGGCCGCGCGACGAAGCAGACGCCAGGGCCATCCAGTTGGAGCCGATTGATGCCCGCCTAGAAACGGCGATGCTGAAGGCGAACGGAGCCATGCAGCGGCTGGTCGCCAACCAGGGTAGGGCCACGATCCGGCAGGGCGTGGATACGGACCCGCAGGCCGTCGCCTATGCCCGTGCCGCGGCCCTGGGGGCTTGCTTCTTCTGCAAGCTCATGGCTAGCCGGGGGTCCGTGTACCGGTCGGCGGGTACGGCGGGCCAGGACGCCAACGACCGGTTCTCTGGTGACGCGTCGGTCGTGAAGTTCCACAACAACTGCCACTGCGGGATCATCCCCGTCTTCCGCGGCCAACGGTTTGAACTGTCGCCGCAGGCCGCCCGCTGGGACGAGATCTACCGCGAGTACGCCCAAGGCCATCCGGGAGACCAGCTCCGCCTGTTTCGGCAGGCACTCGCGGAGCACGACTCGAACCCTCTCCCCGGATCCATCTGATCAACGAGGTCGCCCTGGTGGCGGCCTTCCTCATTTCCACAGCCCCTGGAGGGCCGATTCGTCATGCCCGAAGAGACCGAGCAGACCAGCGAGCAGCAGGAGTCCGGCACCGGGGAGACCGTCGAGGAGACGGCGACCGCGGAGAACGGCATCACTGAGGTCACGGAGGCCGCCCAGGAGGCGGACGCCGCGACTGAGGAGAAGCCGTTCGACCGGAAGAAGTTCGAGGCGGAGCTGCGCAAGAAGAACAGCGAAGCCGCGAACCTCCGCAAGCGCCTGAAGGAGCTGGAGCCGGCGGCTGCCGAACTCCAGCGCATCAAGGACGCCGAGAAGACGGAGTCCGAGCGCCTCAACGACCAGCTGGCACGTGCTCAGGAGCAGGTCACGAAGACGCGTCAGCGTCTGGCTCGCACGCAGGTGCAGGCGCTGGCGATGACCTCCTTCGCGGACCCGGAGGACGCGGTCGGCGCGCTGGATCTCGACTCGTACATCGACTCTGACGGCGACATCGACGAGGCGGCCATCAAGGCGGACCTTGAGGCGCTCTTGGAGCGCAAGCCGCACTGGGCGAAGACCCAGCCCCAGGAGGGCCCGCGGCGCCCCGCGCCGGACCGCACACAGGCGTCCGGCGCCAACAAGAAGCAGGCCCCCAGCCCGCGCGACGAGTTCGCCGGGTGGCTGAGTTCGAAGCTGTAAGGCTTCGGGAGAAGAGACATCATGGCGGTCACCGCCCCCCTGACGCTGTCCAATGTGGATGCGTCGCTCCTTCCGCGCACGATCACGGCGCCGATCTTCGAGAAGTCCGTCGAGGCCAGCGCGGTCATGCAGTTGGCCCGTCCGGCGCCGCTGGCCCTGGACGCCACCACGTCGGTGCCGATCCCGATGGACGTACCGGTCGCTGACTGGGTCGGCCAGGCCGCGAAGAAGCCGCTCAGCACGGGCGGCGTCGACGTGAAGCAGATGCAGGCGAAGAAGGTCGCCGTGCTGATCCCGGTCGCCATGGAGGTCGCGAAGACCAACGCGGGCGGCCTGTACGACCAGCTGCAGAAGGATCTGCCGACGGCGTTCGCGCGGGCCTTCGACCACGCGGCGATCCACGGCAAGACCATGAAGGGCGCCACCGGCCCCTTCTCCGAGTACCTGGCCGCAACCTCCAACAGCGTGGCACTCGGCACGGCCACGCAGGCGCAGGGCGGCATCTGGGCGGACTTCGTCAACGGCATGGCCGAGGTCGTCGACGACGACTGGGACTACACCGGCACGGTCGCGGACCACCGTCTGAAGCCGTCGCTGCTGCTGGCGACGGACACCACGGGCCGGCCGATCCTGGTGGACACGCAGACGCCGGGCACGAACATGGCGGCGGCGGGAACCCTGATCGGGGAACCGCTGGCCTACTCCCGCAGCGTGTCGGGTAAGCAGCGCCGGCAGTCGACGTCTTCGGACACAGGGCTGCGCGCGATCGGCGGCGACTGGTCCCAGGCGGCCTACGGCGTCGGCATGGACATCACTGTGCGGATCTCCGACCAGGCCACCTACGTGGACGAGGAGGGCGGCGTCCACTCCGCGTTCCAGGAGAACCTCGTTCTGATCCTCGCGGAGGCCTACTACGGCTTCGTGATGGGCGACGTGGACGCGTTCGTCAAGTTCACCGGCACCCCTTCGGGGTCCTGATGGCGAGGGCTGTCCCGGCTTCCGCGCCGGGCGGGGCAGCCAAGCCCCTGAAGATCGTCGCTCGTGTGCACGCCATGCCGCCGGAGCACAATGCGGGCGCCGAGCACATGCTCGTCTCCATGCTTCGGCCGCTGGTGGAGCGCGGGCACGACGTGTCCGTGTGGCTGTCCCGATACGGGAAGGCCCACAAGGAGTACGACTACCGCGGCATCAAGGTCGTGCCGTTGGAGTCCCGGCTGGACCTTTCGGGGGCAGTCCGCAGGGCAAGTGTGCTGCTGGCCCACCTGGAGACGGTGCCGTCGACGGCGTCCTTGGCCCGCGGTTTCGGCAAGCCGCTGGTCGTGGTTTGCCACAACACGCACCGGCCGACGTTCCGGGACGCTGCTGCGGGCGGTACCGCGCTGGCGGTTTACAACTCGCTGTGGATGGAGCGGGAGGCGGAGTTGTTCTTCGCCGAGTACCCGAAGTCCATCCAGCCGGCGTCCAGCCTGATCGTGCGTCCGCCGGTGTTCGCCGACGAGTACGCGACGAAGCCCGGCAACGCCATCACGCTGGTCAACTGCAATCCGGAGAAGGGCGGCAAGGTCCTCAAGGCCCTCGCCGAACGCATGCCGGACCAGCAGTTCCTCGCCGTGAAGGGCGCCTACGGCGAGCAGATCCTCCCCGACCTGCCCAACGTGGAGATCGTCGAGCACGTCCGCGGCGAGGACATGCGGGAGAAGGTGTACGGCCGCACGAAGGTGCTGCTGATGCCGTCCTCGTATGAGTCGTGGGGCCGGGCCGGGGTTGAGG